ACATGGGCGGCCTGTCCGGCTGGTTAATCGGCTGCGGGTGTATGTTACCCGCGGAACATGCCATATGGTATTGCATACCGTGTGCCAGTATGCCAAACCATAACACAAATTAGGTGTAATAACAAGCAATACTCAATAATAACAGGTACCTATGGATGGAAAATAACTGTCATTCAAACAACCAAACGGCGTTCAATGTGTGAATCATGCTCGGATAGTTCATAATTTTGAACCCCGTCTGGGATTTGTAATGATTCCGGCAGGTTATCGGTTCAAAATCTTGAACTTGTGGTTTATAATCATGAACACACAACATATAGTGGTATGTCGACATATGGCTGAATGACTGTTCATTTTCTGCCATAGGAAATAGGCGTTGGGGGGTTTGACTATTTCGTGGGGAGGGAAAGACTCCTCTAATGAGCCATATGAGTTTTGAAATCTTCATACTAGATTAATGAATCATATGAGTAGCAAGGTCTCAAATAATTCCATTGACACACGTCCGACGGACGTGGTACGATGAATGCAGGATATGATAGTAGTATATGTGGACTAATAGCAGATGGAGGAACGGGCGATGCCACTAGGCGGCGGTGATCCAGCATCCGAAAGTGTCGGAGCAAGTGCAGATAGCGGAGCAGATAGCGGAACAGATGCCTCATCAGAAGGTGGCTTTGGTGGACTGGGAATTGGTAATCCAGGCTCATATGGAGGTGAAGCTTCTGTAGGTGCACCAGGCTTCAGCGGAGATTATAGCGGTGGCGGAACAGAAGCTACGGGCGGCTGGGAATCCGTAGTGCACGATCAGCGAGTGGGTGTTCCTGGAGCCGCTGGTTATACTATCGGCCCGCTGGGCTATAACACCGGCGAAATGACTCGGGCGGATATGGCCGGCTACGGACTGGTTGATCGAGCGAAGATTGCCTACGGCATCGTAGCAGATGATCCAGGTATGCAACTATTTAGTAAAGCCTTTAGTACACTTGGGAAGATTGGGAAGCTTACTAAGAACCCCGCTCTCATGGGTGGTGCAACACTTGGGAAAACCGCTCTTGCGGCAGTGAAAGGTCTTGGCATGATAGCGGGACTTGTAGGCACTCATGGAGAGGGCTTTTCTGCTACGGGCAAGGCGCCATCAGATGGTGGCGGAGCAGCGTCTCTGGCTAGTCGTATAGCCTCTAGCAATAGACAAGCACAACTCACTGAGAAGCAGTTGACTAAGCCTAGCAGTATTGACTACGCAGCGGTCTATGATCAAGTACCAATCTCGGCGACTAAGGATGTTCGCACAATAACACTTAGTCATTTGCAGAATCAGGACAGCATTATGCAGGCAGCAATAAATGCACTCGACAAGTGGCGGAGACCAGTGGAGGGCTATTAATAATGGGAAGATTTCAAGAGAATAGTGATGGAACGGGGAAGAGTCCTCAGATTCAGCACCTTCGTCCTTGGCACCGTTCGATGGCTAGATCGGTTGCTCTCGGTGCTCAATCACCTTCACAACTCGCAGATGCCTATGGCTTTACACCAGGGCAGATTAGTCGGATTATGGGTAGTCCAGTATTCCAGGCGGAAGTTGCTAGACTAAGCCGGGAGCTCGACATAGTGAGCATGGACGTGGCTAAGGATCTGCAGATTATGGGTGAAAGGGCTCTGCAGAATCTCGATGAGGATCTGAATATTGTTCCAACGAGTATGGATCAGAGGAAACTGCGGAATAGTACTAGCATCGAGGTGCTCGGAATGCTCGGCATATCGAAATCCTCAAACAGTCCAGCTATTGTGAATAATATTCTCAACATTAGTTCTGGATCTGAGCATAAAGAGGTTGAGAAGATGTCAGAACAGCAACTTCGAGAAGATATTATGGAACTCACTGAGGATGGGAAAGGAACCTACGCCTAATGGCATTTGATGCTACAAATGTAGAGAAGTTAGGGCGGCTGGATCAAGAGCTGGCTCCGCTCATTCAGAGGCCCCGCCTCCTGCCTCGGGTGGGTAATGAGCCAGCGATTGACTTCCTATCATATGTAGGGAAGGTTGCTAAGTATCTGGCGGATAATATTACTGGACGGAGTACTGTTTGGGAAGAGACACCGAAGGAATACTTTACAAATCCGGAAGGAAGCGTCTTTAATCCTAGACGACAAGAGATGCTCCAGACGGAGATACAACTTAAGCCTAATCTTGCTAAGTTCGTGCGAAAGCTTATGCAACATGAGTTAAAGAGGAGAGGAACAAAGACGGCGACAACTGAACTAGAATCCATCACGGAGGATCTCCTACGTGGTACTTGGTGGAGAGGACAGGTTAGTGTTCCGAAGCCTGCTAAGGTAGTGAAGAATCGTCTATTCGTTAAGCATGAAAAGCTAGATCGAGAAGCGGGTAAGAAACTCCGCTCTGCTTGGGCAGGAATACCTGATTTTAGACAGGCAAGACATAAGGTAGAGAAGCTTAAGCTTGGAGAGCCAACTGGTGTTTCACTATCTTATGATCCAAAGCAGGCAATAAAGTTTGCTCAGAAGCAAGAGAAGGGAAAACTTGCTCGTGTTATGCCTATGTATGGAGGTAATCCGAGGGAGAAAATACTCCAGGTTTGGAACGAGGAACATCAGAAGGTTCTCGCTGACGCTTATGTAGATACAGTACGGAAGATGGCTGCAGAAAATCCGCTAATGGACTATGATAACTGGTATAATCTGCTTAAGAATAATGAAGAGCAGAGAGTAGTTTTTAACAAGCTCTTCACGGAACAGTTGCAAGAAAAGGGTTGGAAAGGAATTTTCTATCATCCTGATAGGTGGAGTGAGCGAGAACTCAAGATGTTTAATCCTAGCGATGTTATGGCTATAGACACAAGGATGACTATTGATAAAGGAGAAGTGAATTTAGCTAAATCTGGCTTACCGATTCGTTATCTGACCAGTAAGAGCAAGCAGGATAGTGCTTTTCTAAATACTCTTGGCGAAAAAGCAGACGCATATTGGAAGACATTAGGTAAATTTGGACCAGCAGAGGATGTTCATCTTAGAGATGTTTATAAGCGACAAGATGTTGAGAAACGTGTAACGGATCTTTTAAAAGCTTCCGACTTTAATAATCCTTTCTTGGCCAATGAAGCTATCGATGAGCATATAAAGAAGTTAGGTCAATTTCTAAATAAGAAAGAGAAACTAACACCACAATGGGCTAAGCAACTTAAAACTGTTGCTCTTAAAATGGAACAGTTACCTCCTCCATACCTAGGCGATGAATTTTCAAAGAAGCTTGTTGAAATAACAAAACAGTATCTAAAGCCTTTCTATGCTGATACTAAGCTACCAACAAATATGTCGGAACAAATCTTGCGTAAGGAACTAAGAAAATTCCAAAGTGCTTTTGCAAAATACAGACTTGAACAGATTATAAAGGACTAGAGGCCGTGCAACAAACAGATGCCGTTCAAAAATTGAACACCATCTCAGAGGCACCTGAGTGGACAGTTGAGAATCTCGACCAGATCTATGCACATTATCTGGCTACGGGTAGCTGTCTTCTCTCTCCCTATCCGAAGGATTATCTGAGTAATATGCAGTGGCGCTATAAGCTGCTACAGCGCTGTAAGACAGATGATCTTGCACGAGCTAAGACAAAGAAACTCTTCCTCGCAGATCCCCTCTTCGCCTTCAACGCGTTTTTCTACACACTGGATGTCCGGCGACGTCCGAGACACAATCGTCCCTTCACTACATATCCCTACCAGGATCTGATGATTCTTACCACTATAGATCATATCGTACGTGGAGAGGATCTGGCAGAGGAAAAGAGCCGGGATATGGGAGCAAGCTGGATTAAGATTGGCTGTATGACTTGGTGCTGGCTCCAACCGGAAGGCGGTTATGACTTTCTGATGGGGAGTAGGATTGAGAACTACGTGGATAAGAAGGGTGATATGAGGACACTGTTTGAGAAAGTGCGATATCTTCTCAAACGCTTGCCCATATGGCTCCGTCCGAAGGGCTTCAATCCTCGGAAGCATGATCATTTCATGAGATTGATTAATCCTGAATCTGGCTCGTCGATAACTGGTGAGTCGAATAATGCGAACTTTAGTACTGGTGGTCGTTATCGAGCAGTACTGATGGATGAATTCGCTAAGTGGAAGGATACAGATGCCGCTGCTTGGACGGCGACTGCAGATGCTACGCCCTGTCGAATGCCAGTATCGACTCCGTTTGGAGCATTTGGCCAATATTTCGAGGTGGTGACTAATGGTCAGACGAAGAAGCTTACTATCCATTGGTCGCTTCATCCGAAGAAGTCGGATGGCCTATACTGTGTATATCCGAAGCCGAAGGATTTGCCTGATGGGAAGGAGATTAATTGGCTCAACTGGAAGGGTGAGAAGCCCTGGCTGAGAAGCCGGTGGTATGATAAGGAATGCGCACGGAGGAATGCCCGGACAATTGCTCAGGAACTGGATATTGACTATATTGGCGCCGGGAGTCCCGTGTTTGGTGGTCTAGCTGCAGCGAGAATTATTAGCCTGATTCGTGGGAATAGGAAGCCGCTGGAAATTCGAGCCTTTGACACGGAATATGTTAACTTTACAGAATCTCTTCCTATTGAGGAGATGATTGATCTAGAGGATAAGTTCGTTGTCTATCAGATGCCCACGGCGATTTCACTTGAGGCAATTGGCGTAGACGTGGTTGAGGGAAAGGAGCATGGAGACTACGCTATTATCAAGGGGATTGATCGGAAGACCAAGAGTGTATGCTTTAGCTTCTTCAGCCGATGTGATGAGGTGCTACTTGCTAATGCGATAAGCTGTATTAATGATTGGCTCTCGGGGATGAAGTGGGTTGGACCAGATGCGGAGTGTAGTGAATTTGAACCCTGGTGGGGAATCGAGGTGAACGGGCCAGGCTTGAGCACATTCGACCTCTGTGTTGAGGTGCATGGAATGACAAATCTATTCATGACGCCGAATTTCGACTCGGTTAAACAACAGGTTGTCTACGGGAAAGGTTGGCGGACTACGAGTAGTAGCCGGAAGAAGATTGTCGGGGCTATCAAGCAGTGGCTCATCGACGGGAGAGGATGGGCAGATCCTCGCTGTGCACGGGAAATGACGAGTTTTATCTACAAGACTCCGAATAGACCAGAGGCTGCACCAGGAGCGAATGACGATGAGGTGATGGCTTTTGGTATAGCACTTGTGATTGATGAGCTGACTCCTGGTGGTGAGTGGCAAGCGCCGGAGGAATTGCGAGAAGACGGACTGAGCCAGGAACTCTTTCGAGTGCAAAAGCAGATTGAAGAGTCTCAGCTATCTGACTTGCAAAGGGCTTGTCTTGCTACGATTAAGAAGTCATCTGAGGAAAAAATGCCGATTGGAGAAGTCGTTTAAATTTTGAACACCATCTCAAAGGGAGGACTATGATGAGGTTTGTGAAACAGTTTACTATTAGCATCTTCTTGCTCCTGCTACTTACTAGTGTTTGTTGGTCTGCTGGTAGTGGTTGGGCAACTCGGGAGCAGGTCGGAAAGAGGAATACGCTTTATCAGATAGCTTGGACAGCTGACGCAAGTGGTGATTGTGACGCTATTACTATTCGTATTCCTTCTGGAATGATACATACGATTAAGAGTTTGCCTAATGCCGGAGTCACAGATCTGTTTGATGTGAAGCTTAAGGCGAGTTGGAAGATTGCGAATAGTGCAACGACAACGGCTACTGTTAGCTTTGCAGATGCAACGAGTGGGCAGGCAACTGATCTATCGAATAGTACTGATGGGCAAACAATCAAGTTGTCGAAAGTGTTCTCAATGCCAAGTGGGACTATCCAGCTTATTGTAGCTAATGCTGGTAATGCTACATCTGGTACCTTTTTCTTTGAATTGTGGAGGGAATAATGAAGAAGCTTTTTGTATTACTTAGTTTAATAGTATTACTACCAGTAGCAGTTTTCGCTGGTAGTCCGATATGGTGCACTGACGCATTAGTCTATGATCCCGCTACAAATACATATGCTCCTGCTGATGATGGAGCAAAGATCCCCGCAGAGCATGTAGGTGTAAATAAGCTCGACACACCGACATATGAAGATCTCCAGGCCATTATCAATACCTATATGTCCTCTGGCAAGTTTACTGGTGGCGGATTCACAGACAACGGCGATGGTTCTATAACGGTAGCGGCCGGAACTGGGCTGATCAAGAGCACGGACAGCGACACCGGCGCCTTGTATTCATTTGATTGGGCAGAGGATACCAATGTAACCCTCACTGATAACTCGGTCAACTTCATCTATGTTGATTATAATTCCGGTACTCCACAGATCGGTGTAGCCACCTCAAGCCCTACAGATCATAATACCAAAGTTCTACTCGGCCTCGTGTATCGCTCAGGTACAACTCTCCATATGACCAATGCCGGACAGCTTATTGCCAACTATCCAGCTAAGACTTGTTGGAAAGACATGGAAGTCAACGGTAAGTTTCAGTGGGTGTCTGGTGTTAAGCCTTCCGAAACAGGCACCCGGTATCTTAAACTTTCTGAAGGCACCATCTATGCCGGATTAACGAAGAAATCCATTTCTGCCTATGATTCCACAAGCACAGCTCTAACTGCCTATTATAGTGATGGTGGAACTGGCTGGAACACTGCATCTGTGCAGCAGATAGATAATCAGTATTATGATAATGACTCAGGAACACTTGCAAGCCTGACAGCAGATTACAAGACCTGCCGATATATCTATATAGATCCAGACGGACATGTGTATATGGTCTATGGCACATCTCAGTACAGTAAGCTTGCAGATGCTATTGAAGAGGAAGCTCCGACATCTCTGCCTGATATGCTTGGCAATATTGGTATGCTGGTTGGTAAGGTTATTGTCAAAGAAGGAGAAACTAATTTTAAGCGGGTTTATAGCTATCTTGGCCAAAAGGCTCCTGCCGGAACAGTTGCAGATCATCAGGATCTTGGAGGTATTCCGGGTGCTTCAGAGGGTTATCATCTGTCTCAGAATGACTATATCGAACTCACTGGGTGGGTAGATGATGCATCCGTGGCTCGGATTGCAATAGAAACAGATCATGTAATTCCAGCACTTAGAAACGGTACTATTGCCGATACCGTAACGGCTATTGGTGCTACTGAGTGCACAATGGTCGTAGAATCAGCTATCCAACTTACAGCAAATTTGACTATCCCTTCAACACTTGCTCTTGAAATCAAGCAAGGTGGAAATTTACATACTGATCGCTCTATTCGTAATGCAGATTATAAATGGACACAATCCACAAAAGCTCAATTAATAGAAGATTGCGAAGACGCATGGGATGAATTGGTAGATGCAGATGTAACCTCTACTGCGGATACGGTAGATTACGAAGTAGGAGCGGCAAGTGCTAAATTGGTTGTGGCAGATGCTGCAACTGCTGAAGACATATTAGCCACCGAAGTCATTACCTCGTCAGATATCTCAGGTTATTCCTATATTAGATTATGGATAAAAAGCAGTGTAGCAACCGCCAGCGGAGATTTACAGCTTTTACTGGATGATACAGCTCAGTGTGCTTCTCCATTAGAAACAATTGATATTCCTGCTTTAACAGCAGATACATGGGTACAAGTCAACATCCCTCTTGCAAATCATAGTAGTGATACTGCAATTATTTCTGTTGGGTTAAAATATACAGTAGATATAGGGGCGTGTACCATTCATCTTGATGATCTTCAATCAACCTCGCCTTATGAATACTATTTAGAGCTTGCAGCGGGTGGAGACCCAGGAATAAGCGAACCTTATATTTGCACTGAGAACGGTTCTGCTTTAACTACAGGAACTGCGGGTTTTCTTGCAGCAAATGAATGGGACTGGGCAGATAATGATACACTCGGTTATAGCACGGTTTATGTACGACTTTCAGATGATGCAGATCCAGACGGGAAAGCAGAAGATTATGTAAAGGCTGGATATAAGCTTACCATCAACGGCTCTTTCTCTGTTGGGCTTTATCAGGTGTTTAGTGGGGATGGGAGTGTGAGTTTTAATGAGGATAGAGAAGTTTATCCTGAATGGTGGGGAGCAGTTAGTGATGGAGTAGTAGATGATGCTATTGCAATAAATAAAGCATTATTATCAAGTAAGGCTGTTAAAATGTTAAAGAGTTCGTATTGGATTAAAACAACAATAAATGTGCCAGCAGGCACTACACTCTCTGGCTTAGGTGGGAATGTTGGAGTAACAAAAATCATAAAGAATGCGGACATAGTGGCTATAGCTTCTTTCGGTAATCTTCACGGGTTTTATATCTCAGCTGAGGACATAGCTGATACCACAGACGGAATTGATATTATAAATGGGAATAGATGTATTTTTTATGATATTAAGGTGCATAGTGTTGGGCGTCATGGAGTAATTATTAGGAATGGGGCGTTAGGATCAATGTCTAATTTGTATGTATATAATGCAGGTGCTGATGGATTGCGACTGTGGCCCACAGAGGATGGTTCTTATATAATTGGGTGGAATTTTGGTTTAATAGATCTAAACGCAAATGGAGGGGTTGGACTTAATATACGTCCAGATATAGATTCAATTGGTTTAGTAACGCAAAACTATGGAGGCCTTTTTGTAATACAAAATAGCGCATTACAAGGGGTATTAATAGGGGATGAAGGCAATCATCTTTCTTTATATTTGGAGAGCAATACAGGGACTGGACTTGAATTTATAACAAATGGTGATGGTAATACAATTACTATTATTCATGCTGAAGACATAATTGATAATGGTTTGCAAAATCTTATATTGAAGCCAAATTTAGGTAGCCCAGACCAGCCAGGATATATTAAATTGCCTGTGGAGTCTTTAAAAATAACCTCTATAGATAGTGGGAATTTAGAAATCACACAAAATGGAGATAATACTTTTGAAATAAATATGCACACAGCCTCTTCAGGTGGTACTTTAAATTTTTTGCAAGATACGGATAAATATAGTGTAATAAATGGAGGAAAAAAGCACGGTTTAAAAGGATGGGCAGATTATTATACTCCAACAATTGTTAATGAAACAAATTACACCGCTGATTGGAATGATAGAAATATCTCTGTTAAAACTGGTGCCTCCGATATAACAATAACTTTAAACAGTACCACTGTTGGACAAACATTAAAAATTTGGAAATCAGATAATGGTGCAGGATCGGTATTAGTTAATCCTAATGGGAGGACTATAAATGGAAATGCAACAAATGGACAGACACTATGTGCAAATCAATATGACTGTGTAGTTCTTACCTTTGATCAAGATGCAGATGGAACACTAAATTGGATTAAAAAATAACTAAACTTTAAATGAACTCTTAACTAATTAACTAAAACACTTCAACAAAGACTACAGCTACAAATATTGAACTGGCAAGAACTCATGAAAGCAATGCAAAAACTTCTGATAGGCGGCATGGAGAATAAGTGATGTTATGAAAGGAGAATTATAATGAAAAAATTAATAGTGATTGTTCTGGCAATGATGATAACTGGATGTGCCAGTGTTACATTCAACCCGGACACAGGAGAGGTTAAATATAGTCGTATAGGAGATCAGCATATCCAGGGTCTTGAAGTAAGACGCTCTGCTGATGGTGGAGTTAAGATGAAAATGGAAGGTCAGCAGTCTGAAGCAGATGCTCTAACGGAAGCAATCAAAATAATTGGGGTTTTGGCAGAACCGACTCCGGCTGGTAAATAATGAAGACTTCCCCGACATGCCCAAAATGCGAAGGCAAGAAACTAATCCGACGAAACGACAACGAAGGCCGTAAGCACCCGTGGACGCCTTGTCCTGTGTGCAACGGGCAAGGGATTGTGAGCGAATTGCAACTGAAAAGATATGAGGAGGCAAAGGATGGCTTGGACTGATCCTGATCGATGGCTGACAGTACCTGTTATCGGGGCGATGATGGGGTTTTTCTGGAGTGGAATTTCGAAAAAGAAGCAGGCCATTGATAAGGCTCTTGAGGGGTATGTGGATAAAACTTATTGCAAGATGACTCAGGCGAACGCTAAAACAAAACAGGAGAATTTAACCCTACGCCTCGAAGCCACAATCAGGACAGAGATCGGAACGCTCAAAGATGAGATATTCGAACATATGCGAGCAATCGAAAGGGCAATGAAACAATGATATCTGTTAAAGATCGAGATGTATTAAAAGGTATGTTGGCAGTTGCCTTCCATCCCACACTGATTAGAATCTTACGTTGGGCTGATGAAACATGGCCAGATCTTCTCACCATCACATCTGCTTATCGGGCAGGAGATCTGGGTAGCCTCCATGCAGCAAATCCTTGTCGAGCAATAGATATTAGATCATGGGTCTTCAAAGATCCCTATCTGGTTATGAGAAAGATCAATGAGCACTGGATATACGATCCTCACAGACTTCATATGAATGTAGCTATTCTCCACAATGTAGGATCTGGTTGGCACTTTCATATCCAGGTGCATCCGAATACAAGAAGGAGGGAAGCGGAATGAAGGCGAAGTTCCTAACATCACTTGTTACAGAAGAACTGATTGGCAGTAAGTATGCTCGCTTAGTCAAACCCTTTCTCTATCAAAGCCCGCTTTTAGACTGGGTTGTTATCATTCCTGCAGGCTTTGTTTGTGACTACGAGAGTGTCCCACTATTCAAGGCTACGTCAAAACGAGCGGGAGTTATTCATGATTATCTATGCAGGAAAGATAGTGTTCCAATTGTGAGCAAGCAAATGGCGGCAAGTGTCTATGCAGAAGCTCAGCAAGTGAGAGATCATCTTGTCTGTAAGAACAAATGGCAATTAGTCTGGAGAGCAATCTTATGTTCGATCAAAACTACAGTCGTTCGAGTTGCTCCTGGCTATTATCATAAGCATAAAGTATGCGCAACAGTTGATGAATTATCAAAATGAGATCGTGTTCAATTTTTGAACGCCATCTCAAACGGAGGCATTATGAGACAAAAGGTATTTGAAGCAGTTATTGAGACTCAGAATAGGCACATTGAACGCTTGGAGAGGATGGTAGAGCAGTTGTTTAATGCTCTACAGCAGAGATCTCCTATTGATCTTAGTATGGATATGGATGTGGAGCGGAGTGAACCGGAGAAAGATAATATTATGGCTGGAGCGTTTATTAACGAAGTGTAAGGAACTATTATGCCTTTACCTTGGAAAGTACGAAAGAATCGTGTAGATAAAGATTGGGCTTTTCTGAAGGAGAAGATTGATCTTGGGCTCTCTTTGAGAAGAGCCTTTGAGGGCCAGTGGATTCTGAATATGGCCTTTATTAGTGGTAGGCAGTATTCTTACTTTAATACGAGTAGTCATACGCTGCATCAGCTTACTCCGGAAGTGGGGCAATTCTTTGCTACGGATAATATTATTCTTCCTAAATGGGTGAGACAGATTTCCGATTTTATCAAGACACGCCCGAAAATGACTGTGGTGCCGAATAGTAATCAGGAAGAGGATATAGATGCAGCTAGGCTAGGTTCGAAGATTCTCGAAGATTACTATACGAGGAAGTTTCTCAAGGCTAAGGCACGACAACTGGCTGTTTGGGTGAAGTCGACAGGGAGTGGTTTTCTGTCTGACTACTGGAATAAGAAAGCCGGTCCTTGGGCTATGGATAGGAAGACTGGGAAGATTGTCTATGCAGGAGATGTTGATTGCTCTGTGTGGAGTCCCTTTAATGTGATAGTGCCTACGTATAATGAAGTGACGACTTTGAATGAGATGGATTGGGTTATTCTGAGACAGAGAAAGTCACTTGAATGGATTAGGGCAAATCTCAAGGGAGGGGAGCAGGTAGTGGCGGAGGATATTAATCCCAACGCTATTGCGCTTGAACAGCTTTTTGCTCAGCATACAGCTTCTGCAGCACTCGGGAATGTTCCTAGTGCATATATGATTATAGCCTATTTTAAGCCCTGTGAGAGGTTTCCGAAAGGCGCTTTTATTCGAGCGGCAAATGGTGTTGTCGAGCCTATTGTAGATTGGCCCTATCTTGAATATCCTATTGAGCACTTTAAAGATCTAGATATGCCTAATCAATTCTGGGGTGATTGTCGAGTGACACATGCGATTCCACTACAGGTGAGATGGAACAAGTGCATTAGTAGTGTGAGTGAGTTTAATCAAGAGGTTGCTAAGGTTAAGATTGCAACTCCGAGGAGATCTAATCTGGATATTAATGTAGATAATAAGCATCGGGAGATAGTAACGTATAGTCCCGTGCTTGGTCATAAGCCGGAATTTATGACTCCTTATACGTTGAGTCCGAGTATTGAGCGGGAACAAGAGTGGATCCAGTTTAGTCTTGAGAATCTTTTCTCACAGCATGAGGTGACGAGAGGGACGAATAAGAGTGATATTCGCTCCGGAGATATGGTTGAACTTCTACTTGAGCAGGATACTCATGGGGAGATTCCAAGCCATTTTATTCTGGAAGAAGCTTTTGAGGCTCATGGAGCAAGGATTCTATTGAGGGTTCAGCAGGGCTATACTCAGGAGCGGATTATTAAGCTTGGGAATACCGAGGATGAATTCGAAATCATCTCCTTTAAGGGTGCGGATCTGCGGAACAATCGAGACGTGAAGGTTATTAAGGAATCTTCTCTGCCGGATTCTAAGCATGCTAGGAGTTTGCAAATCGAGCGGAGGTATGAAAAGGGACTGCTTGGTGACCCGAGAGATCCTAAAGTTAGACGTCGTGTGTTGAGAATGCTTGATGATAGTATCGTTGACGATATCTATTCTGATTATAAGAAGGATGAGTTGCTTGCTCGGTGGGAGAATCATCAGTTTATGCAGGGCAAACCACTCCCGATTAATCCCTATGATAATCATGCTGTGCATGTAGAGGAACATGATAGACTACGGAAGTCCCTACGCTTTCAACGTCTGAAGGTTGAAGATCCTAATGCTTTCACACAGTTTAATATGCTGATTCAAGCTCATGTTGCAGCTCATCAGCGATTTATAAACGAGGAGATGAAGAAACAGTTGCAGATAATGCAAATGCAAGGAGGAGGGAAGAATGGCTGAGAAGGCGGAGACAAAGGATGCGGAGAAGTGTCCTGGTGCAGAGATGATCGAGAGTTGGAATGCTGTTGTAAAGTTGCTCGTTCAACTCGAAGTGGCTTGGAAGAAACATAGGAAGACCTATTATAGGCATAAAGGGGAGCTGAGATTCTTGCATCCGCTACAACAGAGGATATTGAAAAGAGTTGTCCATCGACAGCCTTTTCACTTTTTCCTCGATGATGTGAGTAGAGATGCTCGAACAGGTGTTAAGAAACTATTTATAAAGGAGAAGATCTAATGGGAATTAAAGTCGGAGACAAGGAGTATAGCGAAGAAGAAGCTGCGAAGTTGATTGAATCTCATGAGCAGCTCTCGCAACAGATGGAGAAACTCAAACCTGTTCTGGAAGTGACTGAAGAATATGGAGTTACTCCGGAGCAATTTATCAATGAGTCTAAAGGTGCTTTTGGTGCTATCTTGCGTTTGCAAGAAGTGGGGATTCTGGATAAGGATGGGCAGATTGTAGAGAAACCTGCAACGCCTCCTCCTCCTGCTGATCCTCCACATACACCAGAATCGCCTGCTGGAACACCATCGCCTCAAGGTGAACCGGGGCTATCTGCAGATGCTATCGCTAAGAAAGCTCTTGAGAAAGTGAAGCCTGTTATTGATGATCTACGGAAGGAGAATGAGCTACTGAAGAGTAGTGTTAATCGTATCTACCGAGAGAAGATAACTGAGACTGCACGACAAAAGAACTTGGACGTTAGCGATGAGGATATCAGCATAGCCTTTGCTGAGGTGTCGAAGTCTGGACAAGACTTCTGGGATGTTTTGGGAAAACGCTCGGAGCGTAATCAGTCTGTCAAGTCGAAAGCTATTGAAGAGTTTGCGAAGAAACACAATCTGGATATTGGTGAGCTGAACAAACTCAATGAAATAAGTTCGACTGATGGGAAGGTGGCTTCAGCGATAGTTGAAGGTAAGAAACTCGTACGGAAGCCAGCAAAAGGTGGTGTTACACCGCTTGATGCTACACGACAACTCTTTAAAATGAAAGGACAGATGTAATGAGTTATGCAACGCTTACGACCTATGAAGAAGCGATGAAGACTTTCTATCTGCCTGTGTTTCAGACTGCGCTGAATCATGACACTATCCTTGCTGATATGATAGATGTGAATGAGGAAGATGTCTATGGGAATGAAGCGAAGTTTGCTATCCACTACGGACGTAGTGGTGGTACAGGAGCAAGGGCAGATGGAGGAACTCTGCCTACGGCAGAATATCAGAAAACCAAACAGGCTACACTGCCCATGAAGTATAACTATGGGCGAGTGTATTTCACCGGACCGACTATTGCTGCAACTCGGAGTAATGCAGGTGCCTACGCTCAGGTTGTTGATCGAGAACTCACCGGTATTGTCGATGATATGAAGAAGGAGATCAATCGGCAGTTATGGGGATGTGGCTACGGCATTCTGGCCAAGTGGCGAACAACGGGAGGTGCTACGAGCTATACTCTCGGTGGACAGTATATTCCGACTACTGGAGCGGCCGGCTTCGGTGCTGCTTTTGGCCGGAAATATCTGAAGGAAAATGGTCATGCAGTGCCTGTTGTGCTCGGGACAAGTACAAGTGCAATCGTTAGTGCCACAGTGGATACTACCGACATTGCCGTTAGTGCCTCGTCTGATACGAAGGGGACGGAGAACTATAGCACAATCACTTGTACTGATCCTGGTGTAACAGAAGCCGCCGGTACGTTCTACGTACGTCCGGCAAGTCTTGTGACGTATGATGCGAGTAATAATACTGGTGGTGCCAGGCTGGAGATGATGGGCCTTCGTGGGCTGATTACGGATACCAATGTAGATACAGCAGCTCTCTACGATGGGACGAATGCTAGTCCGGCGGCTGATCCTCTGCAGGGACTCTCCGTATCTACCTATAGCTGGTTCAAGGCTCAGGTCTCTACACATGATGCAGGACGCTACGGAGGGCAGAGGGATCTGGATTATCTCGACATGCAGCAGGCATTTGACGACGTGGAAATTGCCGCCGGTAAGGACTATGGTCCTGACCTGATCCTCACCACGCATGCAATTCGTAGACAGTACTACGCTATGTGTGCGGCAGATCGTCGACAAGTGAATACGATGAATCTGGACGGTGGCTGGAAGGCAATTGATTTCAACGGAGTGCCGCTGACGGTTGATCCAGACGCTATCGACGGTGAAATCTACTTCCTCACCACACGAGATCTGCAGATCTTCCGGATGAGTGACTACGCCTGGATGGAGAAAGATGGCAGTATCCTCCATCGTGTCTCTAACGTAGACGCCTATGAGGCAACACTCTTTCGTTATGCGGAGTTCGGTTGCTATCGTCGTGATTCACACGCAGTTATGTGTGATATCTATTATTAATCAAATAATGAGATGGTGTTCAATTTTTGAATGCCATCTCAAATTGAAAGGAGTACACTATGGCGGAAAAGACAGTCGCTGGAAGACGCCGTGCTTTTCAAGCCGCTTCGAAGGTGGGTAGACTCTGGTTGCCAATAGCCGGTTTTGCCGGACTAGATAATGACGGGACAAATACGGTTAGTCTTAGCGAGGGTGTACCAACTCTTGAACCTGCAAGTGGAACTATTGAGCTTGCTACTATTCCGATGACAACTGCAGATGAAGCTCAGCACATTATTCCTATTCCTTGGGATTTGGATAGGCAGAAGGATATGGCAGCGAGAGTTGTCTATATCCATGCGAGTACGGATGCTGGTGATCAGCCAGTATGGAAAGTGGGCTATAAGTTCTTTGCTATCCAAGATCAGACAGTTGAGATTAAGGCTGGAGTTGATGAGGATGTGAGCATTACAAGTGATGCCACAGCAAGTACTGATGACTCTCTCGAGGTCACGGATTGGACGAGATTGAAGACGGCTACCTATATGACACGTAGTGATGTCATGATGGGACTATGCTTGGAGCTTGATGCTCTAGGCTCGGCTTTGGCAGATGAATGTGAAGTGGTAGGTGTTGAACTTGCTTATCAGCGGAATCCTGCTGCTATGCACTTCAAGTCTATCGACGCATTTATTAGGGAGAATCCTGTTTAACTACGATTTGTCATCTGCCGTACTCGTCTGGAGATATGGTAGGTGGCTAGGCAGATGGTGAGAGTAGTCTCCGGCTCTTGCCATCTGCCACCAACGGAGACAGACTATGGCGAGATATGAAGAACTTATGAGGCAGAACATAGCCGATGCAGTGCAGGCTATGCGACTCAAGATGGATTATGATGGCACTGTGACAATTCCTTATGCGCTTGAGTTGGATAATAACTGGATTGAGCAAGGGATTGATCCTGAGAGGAATTGCTTACTTTGGCTCAACATATTTTTTGAGCACTTTCGGGTGATTCATCCAGGGTGTATGAGTTGTTGGAAGATCTTTTATAAACCAGCTACGCTTCGGGAACTCTATGAGATCTACGATTTGCAGAAGAAAGGTATCTGGAAGGGCATTGTTCCTAGTTGCAAATGCGGAATTGAGAACAGGCCCTATAGTGGGAATCTTGGTGGCTACGCAGCATTTTGGTATAATCCACTCGGATGCGGGTTGAGAAAGGCAAGGGAAAATCTCAAAAAGCTTCGAAAGATCTTTGGGAAGGATCTGCAGTTGAAACGGGGTTGTACTGAAATGGAGCAGTTTACAGTGAGTCATCTTGGTATGGATAGCTCTAGGTGGAATGAGCTTATTCCTGCGGCGAAGAAGAAGCTGGAGATGCTTGAACGTACCTTTAGAGTTGATGATTCCTACAAGCGTTATAATCGGCCTATGCCAGTGAAGGTGAAGACGGAAGCAGCTTGGATTAGACACGCTGCTCATCATGGGGATTTGACCTATCTGTCCTATGTTGAGAAGGCGCTTATTCCTAGTTTACATATGTATAGAAACTCGATTGATCGGGAGAGGGATATAGATGATGGATATATCTGGAAGCAATATAGTAAGTCCAAGTCAGGCAGCAAAAGCGGCGGCAGTAGAGACGATGGCAAGCAGGAAGAAGCTATCTTTACAGAACTATAAGAAGCTGAACGGGGAGATGGTTCCTGATAGAGGCTTTGTGAAGCAGTTGCAAAAGCTGCATAAGACTTTTCAAGTTGTGTGGGATAATGGCTCAAATGTCTGGGAGATATGGGATTTTCCGGAGAACGTGGAACCATACTATGTGATGCGGGTTTGTACTAAGGATAAGACCTATCGAGAACTTGGAACGGACGTCTTGCTCCAGTTACAAAAGAATATCTTCTTTCATAATAATCTGACTGCAGATGAGATTTGTGATTATCTCGATGAGCTGGACAGACAGGTGCAAAGGAAGAAGGAACAAGATCTGAGAAATAAGCTTATGGCTATTGCTCGGGATACTTTCCTACATGTGCAAGGAGTCTTGCAGGTGCAAGTTCCGAGGAAATATCGTATAGAAAGGATGGTGACAAATGCCAGCTAAGAAGAATCAATATGAGCCTGTGGAGAAGTTCAAGCTTGGTCCAGAGTTGCTGAAAGTTGCTAAGGCCTATCGCCAACGAGATAAGGTGATAAAGATGCTGCAAGGTGGAATTGCACTCAAGACAGGGGAACTGACACAGCTTACGGATGCACTCTTCAAGGTAGAGAATCAGCAAGAGGCTCTCCTGCAGATGGTTCCACCTGAGCAGCCTGATGTGGAGGGCTTGCCGAGGACTATTGATGCAGAAAGGCTGCAGATTAATTACTAATAAGAAGGACTTCTTATGGATGCGTATAATGCTAAAGAAGATATTCGAGATGTGTTGGGAGAAGCTACGGCGAAGCACTGGCCGGATAGGATGCTGCTCAGCTGTTTGAATAGGAGCCAGCAAAGGCTCTATATGAAGCTGAGTATGACTCCTGGTGATTGGTTTCTCAAGAGTAAGACACTTACGTTTAGTAGTAGTGTTGCAGAACTGCCTGCGGATTGTGCTAAGCCGGCTTTTCTACGACAAGTGGCTAATAAGTATAAGATTCCAATTACACTCAATGCCAGGCAAAGAGATAGTCGAACAATCTGGCCCTATGCAGATGATTATAATAATTCTTATGAGGCGTTTCTCTATAAGAATACGTTGGAAGTTAACTATACACTGAATGGGAATCTGGATCTGTGGTATGATCAGAGGAATATTAATCTGCATTTTGGAACGGCTGCTGCAGGTGGAGCACAGTCGCTTACACTGGATAGTAGCCTACCTCGGAGTTATGAAGATGACTATTATAACGGGCTTTATCTGCTGACGATCAGTGGTACTGGGAGTGGAACACGCACACTGATTGAGGACTACGATGGTGCTACAGGTGTGCTGACGACAGCGGCAGGGACTTTTAGTAGTGATACTGTCTATGGACTGGAGACGAATCTGCCCGAGATGGCCTATGATGTGTGGTTAGCTAGAGCCGCTTATATTGCTGCGACAAAGCCGGCGGCTACTGTGGATAAGGATGTCTATATGATGATTGAGCGAGACCTCCGGAGTGCTGAACTGGTCTTTGAAGATTGGATTAGTACGAGGATTAAGGACACTCAATATATGGTGAGGAACTAATTATGGCTAAGAAGATAACGGATTTGACAGAACTAACGACTGCGGAAGATGCTGATCTTGTTATTATTCAAGAGGATAGTAGTGGGATTACAAAGAAGCTGTCAGCTTCTAATCTAGCAGCTTATATCAAGACTAATTTCGGTATCACAAGTTTTATTGAGACGCTGCTAGATGATGCTGATGCAGCAACAGCTCGTGCTACACTTGGAGCGCAGGCTAGTGATGCACAATTAACTGATGTGGCTGCTCTGACTCCAACTGATGGCTTGTTTATAGTCGGTAATGGCACAAACTTTATTGGTGAGAGTGGTGCAACTGCTCGTTCTTCTATGGGAGCAGCAGAGCAGGGCGGTGAGGATCAGATCAAAGCATGGATTAACTTTAATGGCACGGGGACTATAGCGATTCGTGACAGCTTTAATGTTACCTCTATTACAGATAATGGAACGGGTGATTATACTGTTACATGGGATACTGACTTTGCAAATAGTAATTATGCAGTAGTTGGTACCTGTATGACAAGTGGTGGTCATGAACGAGTTGTTAATGTGAAGGAGAGTACTGGTGCTGTTGGTTCTGTAATAATCACTGTAAAAGGTGGAGACGGCGTTAATATAGATGTCAATAACATAAGCCTTATTGCAATAGGAGATCAATAATGAAAGTACGAGTACTTTATAAAGCGGATAAGTCAGTATCGGTTATTCATCCTGTTCCAAAATCACGCAAGAAGGGCGAAACAGAAGAGGACTGGCTTAAAAGAGTATTCGCCAAGTCAACTCCGGAAGGTGCAACCTATGATGATATAGATGAATCAGAATTGCCTGATCGTGCAACTCGTATGGCATGGGAAGGTACGCTAGGCAAAGGTGTTGTAGTGAATACTACTAAACTACAGAAGGTTCAAGAACAGAAGCTGCATGAGGAAGAAATTAGTAAGAAGATAGCGGCTAAGCAACGAGCAGAGGCTATAGCAGATTTGAAGAATGAAGGTAAACTCCCAGCTGACTTCACAGATAATTTGAGCAAACTATGAAAGCAATTATTAAGAAAGAGAATTTGATTGGTAAGTATTTGCCTTTTGAACAGCAGACAGAGCTTCCGCTCGGGAGTATCGCTAGTGGACTGAATATGCTCCGCAAGGGCTTGTTTGGTGGCTGGAAACCGAGAAAGGGTTATACACTTATCAATACATCCGCTACTGGAGCGGAAATAATTTCACTGCATAGGTATGTGAATCCACACTACGGAGATTTTCACTTATTTGCTCAGATGGGAGCGGGACTTTATTCACTTAGTACTGCTGCAGAGAACTTGATCACTGCTAGTGGGGAGCTTATTACTACTGCGGATGGTGAAATCCTACTCGTTACAGTAGATGCAAAACCTCTTGATCAACGTGTATCGCTTGGTAGCTCATTAAAGACTGTAGGTGAGACACCAGGCTTCAGTTGCGTGGTAGGTACGAATTGGATCTATGCTGATGGATCAAGTAGACCACTTATCTATGGAGGTATACAGCCCTTTTGTGATGGCTTTATGGTCTATGATGGAGCAACAGGCTCCTATGTAGATTATACCGATAAGGTGGTAGATGCTTCTGATACAAGTTATGGTGTAGTCACTGCTCATGCAGATACTGTCTACTACGTTGGTATGAAAGAGCGTGGAACGGCTATAACACTCAATGTTAAGAAGGCGAATACGGCTGCAGTAACAGCAACTGTCAAGACATTCCGCAGTGGAAGCTGGACAGATGTTAGTGCTACAGATGGAACGAAGACGACGAATACTCATGACACATCTGGTAGTCTCAGTTGGGCCAGTTCATCAGATGATATAATGACAGTGCTGGGCAATAGGCAGCTATACTGGTATCAAGTGAGCTTCAGCGGAGCACCAACGGAGATAGAAGTTTCATCTTGCTGGGTTGAATGGCCCATATCTCATCTGACTAATAAGTGGGACGGAGCTTGGAGAAGTCCATCTGGAGCACTCTTCTATGATCATAGTGCAACAGAATATATAGACAAGCTCGGCTCCGTAACTGATGATGCACAGTCTACCTATATGGATATATCCTCTATGCAGATAGAGGATTATATCTACGTGAAGACTGTTGAGCGTGTGTTGGGCTTCGGCTTTACAATGGTTGAAGATAATATTAATACTGCAGCACAGAAAGTTGATCTCATTGAGTGTATGACATCTGCGGGCTGGGCTTCTGTCGGAGCCTTTACAGATAAGACACTAGATAGCACAGGGACAAAGAGCTTTGCACAGACTGGAACACTATGGATTACGAATGCTTATAGTCCACAGGAATCAACACTCCTTGGAGATGATACACCAGGCTATTGGTATAGAATCTCCCTCGATGGAGCATTATCCGCAACTGTGCAGGTGGCGGAAATATACTATGCAAGTTGGCCAGAGACACTAAATGAATACACAGGCTGTGTGGAGTTCCTTGGTAAGCTTGCCCTGTGGGGAGACGTTCGTTATGCAAATAGGCTTCTGCTTTCTGACTACGATCGACCAGACTTCTTATGCAACACTGTGGAGCGCTACTCTCCACCATTCGGAGCAATTGATCCAATCCTCAACTGTGCTGTTGTGGGAGATTATATCGTTGTCTATAAGGAACGAGGCATCTTCCTATGGGATGGAGCTGCTTCTCAACCTCTCACAGTTAGCTCCTCCATTGGTATAGCCAGTTCAAAGTCATTAGCCATCATCTCCTCGGGTGATCGAACACTCAAGGAGAATGAATCAAGACTCATCTTAATGCATCAGAATCGAGAAGGTGTTTACAAACTCGCAATAAGTGGAAGTAGTTTCTTAATGACTAAGGTAGATGAGCAGATTAGGAACTATTTCCTGCCCGCAGAGTCAGAATACATTGGAGATGTTCATATTACTAATCTGCAAGCATGTTATGAGAAAACAACTGACACTTATCGTCTGTTCCTTCCTGATAGAGTGCTTGCTTATTCTATAGGAACTATGGAATGGCTACCACCTTGGGAATATGAACTCGTGCCTAATACAATGCTAGATACAATCGGTCCAGACGATGAGCATCTAGTAGTAGCAGGGACAAATGGTGGCTTTATACAACGAATGGAGCTAGTAGCGTCTGATCGAGACAGCAGTAATGCAGAAGTAGCTATTGAGCATAAGCTTAAAACTCGACCGATCTACTCATCTGTTGAGAACATTCCTGCCATCACTGGTCTACTGCGTAAGACCTGGCTTGAGCTGGCAACGGATAGTGGAACAATCACCTATAAGCTGTATAAGAATCATGCTACAAGTGGAGCAGAAGTTGCTGAACCGGATGCAGCTAGTCTTATAGAAAGTGGCAAGTCTGTAAAGGTTCAGCGCTTTGATCATAGTTTGGAAGATACAATCTGCTTCCAAGCGGAGTTAATAAGTAATACTATAGGACAACAGATGGAAGTCTACAGCATTACTTATCAGCTTGAACAAATAAGAACAGTTATCTAAAGGAGCTATTATGGCAAGTTATAGTGATCTTGGCAGTTTCATGCCCAGCAAGTCTGCCTATGTTAATCCAGGAGAGTATGAAGCAGCACAGAGAAATATTGCACTTCAGAAAGGCACCTACATGAGTGAAATGGACGCTCGCTATGCCCAGATAGATGAGGCTGCGAGGCAGTTCGATCTTGGTCTTGGACTTGAGCAACAGAAGTTCGATTTCACATCTGATCTGCAGACTAAGCAATTTCTCGAAACTATGCGTGAGTTCGATATTAACGCAGCTCTCAAAGGAAGAGAACTTGGTCTTACTGGAAAGCAATTAGATTTGATGGGAGAGGGACTATCTCACGATGAGATGTTTGACTGGATAGGACTCGGAATAGATGTTTTCAAACCAGGATCAGAAGGCGGAAGCATTTGGGATAGTCTAACAGATGTAGCTGGTGATGCTTGGGATGTAGCTACGGGCGCTTGGGACACAGTTACAGATTGGTTTTAAACGAGATGGTGTTCAAATTTTGAACGACATCTCATAATAAGTGGAGTTAATATGCCTGGACAATTCTATCAACAAGCAATGGCGAGACTACAGCAGGATAGGAATAATTATGCTGCTATGCAGTTGTATTTGCGGAAGCAAGAAGCTGAGAAGCAGAAGGATCTAGCAGCGAAGCAATTCCAGCGAGCCAATATGATCTTTAATCATATTGCATCATCACTGGAAGGCGCAAGTCCTGAGACGGCAAAGTATCTGCTCAGCGAATTTTCGGAGAGTATGAAATATCTTGAACGAGCTGCTCCGAATCTGGCTAAGGCGCTACAGGTAGCTGATCCAAATCGACTCATGAAGCTTAAGAATAAGGCTTGGGTAACTAATAATCCACCTCCACAAAGATTGCCTGATGACTATAAGATTGAAAATGATCCTATGAAGGCGATTAATTATACTGTGGAATCATTGCGCTATAAGCAGTCTCATGCGAAGCAAGTGCTTGGAAGAGAGTTACCTATTCAAGGCTATCATCATGTAGGCGGTAAGTATGGAGTGTATATTAAGCCAGATGGGAGTTATCAGCCAGTCGACTGGGATATGATAAATGAGGATCCAGTTCTGACTGAGCATAGGCAGAAACATGGACTTAGCTATATGGAACTGATGACTAATGGTGGAAAGTATAATACTAAGACTCACACACTGATGTATACTGATAAGAATGGAGAGAGCTATCAAGAGGTGTGGGAGACTAGTGATAATATATTCGGAACGAGTAAGCCGACTAAGCTCATTGGTCGTCCGAGACAACTGGGTGGAACTAAGCCTACTCATGGAGAACCGCCTATTCCTAGTGAACGTGCAAAGAACTTCCTCATTGCACTGCAAGCAAATCGGACACCGAAGCCTGATGAAGATCCAGAATTGCGAGCATTTTTCAAGTCTCTTGAACCTATCTCGAAGGATCTCTATAAGAAGTGGACAAAGGCAGATGGTATTAAGAAGGTGCAGATTGAGGATAAGTATTTTAATATTCTTGAAGACAGATTCCGCTCAATAGCTGGAGCAGGATATAGTCTTGTATTCGTTGCGCCTGATGAGAATGGAGCCCTTGTACGAGATTGGCATCTACTGGGAGACGGGCTTAAGCTTGCTGATGGTGTGCAAGTTATTCCGATTTATGGTAGTAGAGAGTTTCTTAAAACTGCAGATGGAATCGGTATACAGTTTATTATTGATCGTGCTAATAATCGAGCATATTTCACTAATGGACAACTGGTTCCTGGTGGGACAGTTAAGAGTGCTCAGGAACTAGCTGGATCAATGACACTCAAGCAATGGCAGGCGTATACAAGACGAGGAGAAGTTGAATGAGACTCATTGTTGAACAAAAGCAAGCAGGGCAAGTAGAAGGTCAAGTAGCTATTCCGAAAATGACTCTGAAAGTTGCCGGACAGAAATCTGCTGTGAAGATTCCACCTAAGCCAAAGGATTTGCGTACTGGCTGGGAAAAACATTGGCAGGAGATGGCCGATGAGATTAATAGCTCACAGTATTCTCCCTATGCTATAGCAGCGCAGCAGTCTACTGGTCGAGGAGGCTTATCTGGTGTGCGTTCTCCTGCTGCTATTGGGCCGAGACAAATTGCCAGCACACTAAGCTGGATTCCTTTCGCAAAATATGTTGTGCCAGAAGAAGCTATGAAACTGTCTGAGATGGATGCGAGTGAGCGAAACAGTGCTCTTGCTTGGGAAGCGGTGGGACTTGGGCTTATGACTATGGGACCGCTCATCAGTAAGTATGGAGGAAAGGCAGTTAACGGGCTTCAGAACTATCTGAAAAAGCGCAGCCTGTTGAAACTTGAGCCTGTTGAAGATGCTCTGCATAAGCTGGGCCAGAAAGGTGGTGTCTGGAAGGGATATGACTATCGGACAGAAGCGGCGAACAGACTACGTAATATGGGTTTCGCTACAGATGAGGCCAGTGCCATAGCAGATACTATAGCTACTGGTAGTGCTGATGATGTAGGATTACGGGCACTCGCTTGGGAGAAGGGTGATAAGCTGTCGAAGGCTTGGAAGAAGAATATTGGCCAGATTGGAGAAAAGATTGAGAATCCAGATGGAGCTACGCTTCTACGCAGACAGTTGACACTTTCTGATAGCATTCAGCAAACAACTAAGCCTGAGAATGTGCATAGCTACTGGGCAAGGAAGCTCTACAAGGAGAACTTGAAGCGCTCTAAGGTTTCACCTAATGTGCATCATCTAGACAATATGATTCATGAGTATGTAGGCAGAGTCTATGGAACGGAGATGGCGAGTAAGTTGGATCTTGGTTATATTAGTGAGAGTGAAATGGCCAATCTCGTTAGTAGTCTCTTCACCACTAGAGGAAAGCGGACAATCAGTATGATGCATCGTCTCGGTATGTCAGATTATCTCCTCCCTTGGATGATGCCAGAGAGGTTTGTCTATGGAGCAGGAGAAGCTGTTTATCATACTAAGTCTAAGGTGTTTGATAAGCTACTAGCTGCACAACGAGCGGCTAATGGTTATCGTGTAGATCTTGGTAATACTTTTATGACTATGCTTCAACAACGAGGCTTCGGGAAGATTGTTAAGAAGAGTACGGGTAGCTGGACTTTTAAACCGAACAAGGCACTCTATAATGATAAGACACTCGATGGAGCGAAGGAAGTATTGAGGAAGATCGACGATATTGCTGAAGCAGGTCGACGAGGAAAAGTGATTGATACAACAGAGGCTAGAGCACAGATCAATCAGCTGCTCAACAAGCTGAAGGAAGATAGTCCAACTGTATTCGAACTTGTTGATCTGACACATAGTTTTACAGATGTACTCTATAAGGATATGCTCCAGCAATATGTGCCGAAGATAGTTAATAGACTTCCACTCAATCAGCAAGGCAGAGCCTATATTAGTCAAATGACTAAGCTTTGGGGAACTCGTGCGGAGCAGCTCTTTAGTACTGCAAGTAGTGCTAATGCGACGGAGAAGATTAGCTTTACGAAGAAGCTTCTTGCAGATTTTCGAAAAGCTATAAAGAAACCGGAGTTTTATGATAATCTAACTAAGAGCCAGCAAGCATTAGTCGATAATACACTCAGTGGACTGACGTATGGTGGGAAGAGTCATCTTGCTATGCCTGCTTATCTTGAAGGCTACATGCCGAGAGTGCCTATGCGTGGAGAACAGTTTGCAGGCTATGCCAAGAGCGCACTCGTAGGAAAAGCGAGTTATACCTATCGGAGAAAGCAACAGGGTGCTGGGCAGCTCGTAGAAACCTTCCAGGAGATGATTGGGGCTAGGATAGGAGCTCAGGCTAAGCAAATGCACTTCTACCACGAGGCGGGTGATGTTATTGATTATGCTCGAACGTTGCCAGATGCCTGGAGAGCCCATACAGATTTTACTATCAGTCGAATGATTGGCCAGCCAAGCAACTGGGATCACAAGGTAGCCACAGTGCTGAGCAAGATCCCGGGTACAGGTAGTTGGGATGAATATCGAGCAATGAAAGCGGCTAAGACAATCACTGGCATGCAGTACGCTGGCTTACTTGGTCTCCGGCCATTCGCAGTATTTCGTAATCTTACCCAGCCACTTCTCATGACTCCTCCAGAGATGGGTGGAGGCGTTCGAGATGTAGCAAGTCTTGTTCGAGGTCTTGGACGGGTGGCAGATCCTAAACACAGAAAATACATCCAGGAAATAGGAGCTATAACAGACTTCCTACCTGATCAGCAAGTTCGCCCACTCTTACCTAAGCTCGGTATAGGTGCTCAGTGGAATAACATACGAGATGCTTTCTTATACTTCTATCGTAATTCAGACAAGTTTAATCGCTATTGGTCTGGAGCAGCGGCTATAGAGAAGTGGAATTGGGCAACTGGGCAGACAGGAGAAATCAAGCATCTGGGAAGTTTTATGAAGAAGCTTGGTCTCAGACATAGATCAAAGGCAATGCAGACGGAGATTAGGAATTTGCTTGAGCTCGGACGCATAGACGAGGCAAAGAAGCTCTTCGTCAGGGATGTTATAGAAAATACGCAATATATCTACAATACGGCTAATTCACCCAGCCTGATGGGTAGTGGTGGCGCACAACGTTTAGTAAGCAGCTTCAACAGTTGGTGGATGAACTATGGTGCTGCTGTGAGTCGCTGGGCAACTACTGGCCAGGCATCAGATCGTATCAAGCGCATTGGGATGGGTATGCTAACAGCAGCGGCTACGGAACAACTACTCGAATCCTGGGCAGGTAGGAGAACGGCTATACGCTCTGTAGGGATAGGGCCTTTTCCACTCGGTGATGCATCAATGCCTCCGGCTCTTGCACCTATCTGGCATATGCTTGGCGCTGCTAAGCAGACAGCGCAAGGCTATATGTTCGATGATCAGGCTAGCCGGCAAGCGGGTTTAGATCACTTCTATAAGGCTATGAAACAAACAGCAGTAATAACTGTACCAGGCGGACTGATGATGCAGCAGGCAGCAAGAGGCTATGCTCGAGATGAATGGCCAGGACTCATGATGGGAATATTGCAGAAGACAGATAAGGAGTTTGAACCACTTTTTGGACTAGGAGAATGATGAAATGAGAAGGCGTTCAAATTTTGAATACCTTCTCATTATTCTTACCGAGTCTGTGTTGCAAGCCAGTCGCTGTATTCTTGCTCAGCAGCTCGCTGTTTCGCCTCGAGTTCCGCTTGAATTGCCTTTATGCGGAGTTTGTAGTTTCTCTCCTCCCTCCCGTTTGGACACTGATCACACATGTAGTCAAGCTCTGCAGCTTCCTCATTTGTGTAGGGTTTGTGACAGAACTCGCATCCGATTAGTGTTATCTTCTTAATCATTCTTGGCCTCCCTTTTGATATAGTTTAACGCATAAGTTAAACATTCTTCTAAACTTTTAGAAAGTAAAAATTCTTCACGTTCACTTTTCTTTCCGAGTAATATAATATTCTGAAAACGAGCAGGCTCGAGTAAGTAGCGTAAGATAGTTCGTTGAACTGTTGGAAAATGTGCTTTAACTTTGATTTCTGACTTATCATTAAGCGTAAGCATCTGCCATAGCTCCTCTTCCTCCTTAAGATGACCTCCAAGTCCCAACAGGTCTATAAGAAAATTAATCTGTTTTTCTGTTGATGAGATAGTCATAATCATTCTTGGCCTCCCTTCTAGTTATAAGTTTGCTCCTTTCTCTTAATCCAAAAAATCTCCATTGATTCTCGCCCATGCTCGAACGTAGAATCTGTTCTAATCTGTCCCATGTCTTCGAGACTACGAAGCACCTCCTTCAACTCCATACGATTTGTATTACGATAGTTGATCTTAAGCAGTTCTCCAAAACTAACCTGCCCGAGCACTTTGATGTGATTCCGCACTTCATCTGTGATGATAGCGAGGTTGCTCCTACCAAGTGCGCCGAATGCCTTTGGAGCCTCTCGAAGAACAAGCTCGACCATGTTGATAGCCATACGCATGTTTTCGGCAGTGAGGATGAGCTCGTCACTCTCCGCTACGGATAGGGCCATAGCAACCTTTAGGGCTATGATGTGCATGCGTTCGAGATATGCGTGCATACGCTCGTCGTGGGTCTTCTTCACCTTGGATTCGATAGTCATATACCAACTCGTATAGGTTTGCTTTGCATCATCTGAGAAGATAAATTCTCCTATCAGACGGCTGATACGAGCAAGATCTGCTACGAGTTTTGCGTAGAGTTTGTTGTCACCACTACTCGGAATAGGCACCTGTTTGTACTTCTCGAATCCAGGTACGACTACGAAACGACTCGTAAAGCCACCACCCACAGCTTCTTCTGGCAGATTACTTGCTATCCAAGTTGGTGTCGAGGCGAAGATGCAATTGAGACAGACTCCGTAGATCTTATCTGTTCCCTTCTCACTCGTCTTATATTCCCACACGTCGTGGCTGTCGAATAGGTCTGTTAAGATGTCTATCATATCGTTTGGATTAACTGCAAGGAAGGAGCTAAGCTCCTTCGAGACAAGTGCAAGTGGTGCTTGTGGTTTGTATTCTACGGTGCCGTTCGGCTTTGTGTAGCGAAAGCCCGCTGTAGCTGTTAGCTCCGCAAGCATCTTAGTGAGTGCTCGTTTTGTAGGACTATCAACGAAGACTGGTATCTGGATTCCTTCATCTGATAGGATCTTCTTAGCAAAGCCTACTGGACTACCCTTCCTACAGCGACCCGGCGGAGCTATTATCATTATGTAGAGATTTGGATACAGATTATCCATACCGAATTTGAGCCAGCACTTACGTTGCATAGCACTTGTGAGGCAGAACAGACCCGCCCACACCCAGAAGTCACGAGGAGACTCAGTGTCTTCCACATATTCTATCAGGCTATGTATCCAGTTTTTGCACTTCCTTGGCTTGATCATAATTAATTCTCATTAGTCACATTAGTTAAGTCGAATTTCCGGTAGAGAATTTCCGCTCTAGCCTGTTTGATTTGCTTTTCCTTGAGAAAAGTGCGGAGCTCTTCTGAGCTGTGAAAGCTTCTGCAATAAGGGCCTCGATGTATCCAGTAGCATATGTCCGGTTCCACTGGATAGGCTTGATTACGAGAGCCCGTTAGAGTTGCTGTTATGCTATAGAAAGTTGGACAAACATCAAGGAGTTCGTTGTAGATCTTCCGCATATGTTCTTCAAATGTTTTCATAACTATTCCTCCAGCTGTGGCGTGAATTCGTGAAGTTCTCCCCAATTATAACCTGCTTTAGCCTCAGCAGGAATGATGAGTGTTCGACCCTTTATCTCAAGTGGAATTTCAAGATACTTCTGTGTAGCATGTAGGCTATCTGCAAGCCGGTGTGGAGCCACCTGATAGATAATCTCGTCGTGGATGTTGAGAAGGATGTCGATATAGTCTGCGCAATTAGCAAAGGTTTGTTGGATAGCATCTTCAAGAAGTTCTCCAACTGTCGACTGTGGACAGAAGGCGTATCCTGCTCGATAGAGATTATCATTCATACGACTGTGGTAGAAGTAGCGCCGTCTGCCGAGTGGAGTCTCAAGCATACGATAGGCTCGGAGTTTCTCTCGTACGGATTTGTGCCAAGCTTGTAGAAACGGATCTTCATCCACGGTTTTGTGTAGGATTCCCTTTGCTACTCGAAAGTCCATGATGAAGCCTTCTCGAGCAAGAATCTGCAGGAACTTGTACGGTCCCATACCGTAGTTTCCTGCATGCTTAGCTGTCTTGCCAAGTCGACGTAAGTCGTACATGGTGAGCTTCTGTTTAACAAGATCAATGTAGAGCTTTTCGTGTTTCTCATACGGAGTCTGCCTTGGCAGTCCGAAGATATCCTTTGTCCGTTCCCAGTGAACATCCGTGTCTGGATCAAGAAACATCTCAATCATACGAAGATCTTCTGCATCCCAGACCACGTATCGGGCTTCCGCTTGGGATAGGTCTCGAGCAACCATTATCTTGAGCCCGTTGATAGGCTTGACTTTACCTTGTGTAATGCGTAGGACCTCATCTCGTATACTGGGCCAGACGTCTGGCGGATATTCTGGCATAGGATCAGTGAGGAATAGTGTGCGAATCTGCTTTCCCTCCGCAGTACGGACGGGAATATTCTGCAGATTCCCTCCATCGTCGAAAGGGCTACTGCTACTCGACAAGCGCCAGGTAGACACAAAGCTATAACTCGTTCGAATTCTCCCATCAATGGCGAGTTTCATCTTAGCATATGTGCTATGAAGCTTGGCGAATTTCTTATACTCAATTAGATCCTGTACCGTAGCATTGTTTGGATAGAGATGCTTTAGTTTCTGCAGAGCATCTTTATCTGCAGTCAATTGCCTCTTCTTTGTCCTTTTCCGTTGCTCTCTCAGCTGATGCTTGTAGTACAGGAGCTTAATCACCTGCTGGGAGGAGTTGAGATTAATCTGCTCTCCCTCTCGCTCGCACAGGCGCTTCGCATAGAAGTCTGATTTTACTTTGAATTCTTTCTCAAGCTGCAACTTATGTTCCACATCTGTTCTGACACCCCGGATCATCATAGCTAGCAAGCTGGGCATATAGGACATTGATCGACGATAGCCAGACCAAACAGATAACTCCTTCGCCTGTCTCATTACGATCGGAAAGATCTCTCGGGTGACACAGCAGTCCTTAGCATTGTATCGTGCTTCAGCCAGATCGCCACTCCTCTTACCGAAGTTCACTTTCCCTTCATCTTTATAATACGGCTCCCAAGTGTAGATCGAGGTGAGTGTTTCGAGACTCTTCTTGATCTGCGGAAAAGCTGCATGGTGACACCACATAGTATCTTCATATGTCCCATCAGCAAGACGGAGGCCATAGTATCTGCCGAGAATGCTCATGTCGTAGTTGCCAAACTGGAAGATCTTCTGACAGTTAGGATTCAGGAAATATTCACTAATCAGATGCATGATCTGCGCTTCCTGCGGAAGTGACCAGCAGAACTTATGGTTCTTGAGCATGTAGACGACAAAGGCGTAGTCTGGACTCGGACTAAAGCCGATCATCCAAAGCAGTGGACCTTCAGGCCCTCCAGGATAGGTTTCAATATCTATTGCACAGGTCTTATTCGCCTCGTTGATCCAGCGGAGTTTCTCACATGTCTCATTATAATCCAGCTCCAGATCAAACTTTCTCACAGGATAGCGAAGCTCAGGAAACTCCGCTTGCTCTTTAGCACGCTGAAGATCGAGCAGATAGAGAGGCAGTGCATTGAGTGCCTGTACTTTCTTCTCCCCTGCTATACCTTCAATAGGCTCATTCATAGCACGCAGGACACCACTCGGATGCAATGTGCAATAGACCTTATAGCCTTCTACCAGTGTGCAGGGCAAGATACTCCCTCTCCACTTCCAAATCCGCTTTTTCCCAGTAAGCGCATACATAGCTGTACGACCAACAGCAATGAGCACGTTCGGTCTCGGGAAGAGTTCAGATAACCACTCCTTGAGATTGTCCAGATGCTCTTGTCCTTCCCAAGTATACTTCGTTTTCGACTTATCTGTATAGAAGTATCCTACATCATTTCTTGGTGGCTTCTGCCAGAAGACATTTGTAAGAAGTACTCGACTTCGCACAATTCCCACTTGTGAGAAGCACCTATCCTGAAATTGCCCGGCAGAACCTATAAATACTTCACCTCCATAGTCTTCTTCCTCACCTGGAGCCTCACCAATGAAGCACATCTTGGCATCGAGTGGACCACTCGGAGGAATAATATTAGTTGTTAATCGTTCCATAGTCTTCTCCGATTCGAGAAGGCGTTCAAAAATTGAACGACATCTCATTATTTATCTTTAGTCAGCAGACTGCTCCTTAGTCCAAGCCATCATCTCATCTTGGAGTTCAGGATGATTAGTCCAAATCTTTATCCACTCGGGAGAACCGGGTTTAATACTCTTGTAATCCGTGTTCTGTGGTTTGGATTGATCTACAGTGGAGATGATTTTCGCATAGCCACGGAGCAGGTTCTTGACCATGAGATTGCAATAGTGCTCGTCCTGATCAATGAGTGTGTAGGAAAGCTGAAGCTCCTCTCGGAGGGATTCTGCGGCTACTCCGCTCATGCCACTACCCGCCATCGGGTCGAGAATCTTGTCGCCTGGGAAGCAACTGCGTTGGAAGAGTTCTCGAGGTAGGGTTGGGTGCATGGTGCTTGGATGGAGATCTTTCATAGTAGGTGTCGGTGCAGGAGTCTGGATGATATCTGGTTTGCCCAACTGCTGTAGGGGTTTGTTGCCCTTATGAGCGAGCATTATGGGTTCGTAACACCTGCCTGGCCAACGCTCAGGTGTTCTAGTTCTATGTGCGCCAAGCTTTTGCCAGATGATCGGGATTCCGTTAGTGGTGAAACCGGCTCTTTGTAGCATACGTACGACCCAAAAGTGATGCACGATTCCAAACTTTAGATAGAGATGGCTGTCCGGTTTCATATAGTCGTAAATAGTGCTTAGCCACCCATGGAGACTGTGGAAGAAGGTCTTCTTATCATCAGTATATGTCTTCCTATCTCCCGATTGTTTGAAGACTAGATTGAAATCCACTCCCCAAGGAGGGTCGAAAAAGACTACGTCGAAAGATTCCTTTTCGCAGATTTTCGGAAGCACCTCCCGGAAGTCGCCTGTATGCACATAGGAGGTGAAGACTTTTGCTGCTTGAGCAAGCTGCTGCTCGACAATGGCAAGGTTATCTGTTATAGCCGGAGCAGTGCCGATGGCAGTTGGACCGTTTGATGACTCGGCTTTAGCCCGGATTTGCTTTAGAGCTTCCTGTTGCAGCACTTGGTTCTTTAGTCTCTTGACAACCTTTCTTGCCTCAGTCGGGCTCTTTGCATCTCGTACAGCTGGGATGGTCTGAGCAAATTCATTAAGTTCGATATTATTATGCAGTGTGGCGGCGCTAATCTGCAGCTCCTGCGCTGTCTTCTTGAGTGACCAACTGGACTGTCCTTTGATACTGCCTTTTCCCCTCGTCTGCATGTAGAGTTTGTGCAAACGACTATGTGCCGCCGCTTGATCAAGGAAGGATAAGTTTTCTCGCATGAGATTCTCATGAAGCTCCATCTCTTCCCGTATGATAGGATCGACAATCTCCTCTTTCAGAATATATTTGAATGAGATAGATAGGTTTCTACAAGCAGTTAGTCTGCGGAAGCCGGCGACAAGGACTATGGTGTCTCCGTCTTTCCTACATACGCCTGGTTGTAGCTGACCAAGCTTAGTTATAGATTGTTCCAACCTTCGAAGTTCTGCAGGATCGTAGCCTCTACGCTGTCGCTTCTCAGGAATAATGATGTCTTCTGGAGCTGTAGCGTAGATAGGTGTTTGTTTCTTTTCCTCATCTGTCATTTATCTTCTCTCCTTTTCAAGTTGTGCTAGGGCCTTTGCCAATTGCTCCACACTCACATTTGCTTGCTTCATCTTAGCACCAAGCTTGCTCTTTGCACGCTTCGCAGGCGCTTTCTTCTTCTGCAATTGTTGTCGGAAGAAGATGATCGATCTGCGAACTCGATCTCGCTCATTAGATAGTCGTTGCAAGAGCTCTGCACGAGGTAACTCACTTGGAGCCAGACCTATTACAGTTTGTAAATTTGAAAAGCTCATTTCTGTTCTCCAATAATGGTTGATGAGTAGCCAGGCATTAGACAGTTGATGTCTGACATCTGACTACTCATCAGTTATTCAGCCAACATTACTCCACGGCCATCGGATCAGTACCAATGTCGATGGTGTTCTCGTCTTTCTGACTGTAGTCGGAAAAGCGCTGTACTACATAGAACATTGCCGTTGCTCCGGGAACCAGCTCAGCAGAATCACCTGCCACTTCCTGCTGGAAAGCTTCCAGATGCTTCATGATCCTTTCCATCTTAGCATCTTCAACGGTCTGACCAAGCGGAGTCACTCGCTTATCATCTCCCTTGTTCGGTACACCGAGGTAGACACGGAAGCTCCTCCCATTGACCATCTTATCAGGCGATACGGTTTTGAGATTGAGCACCCAGTTCAAACCGGCATACTGCCCATTGTCATTCTGATACGCATGGGCTTCTGCCGCAGCATCGTACAGAGCATCTCGAGTTTTCGCCTTAATTCCTCGTTCCTTCATGAACTCTTTGAGAGCCCCATTTGGCGTGAGTTTAGTGTCGAGCAATCTCATCTCGTACCAATCTTCGTCGAGAAGGACGGCTTCGGCTACATCATCAAAGGATTTCGGGAGCATAAGGGCGTTTCGACTGGATTCTGTTTCATTACTCATAATAATTCTCCTTGTTTTATTTGTTTGGATAGTTTTGTAAGGCTTATAGATTAATGGTTGTGTGGATAGCAACCAGCGCCTCGTGCCTCTGTTCTTCACAAGTTCCACGCAATACGCATAGCCAGTTGCTATCCACTGCGATTGTCTTCTGTCAGATCATTTATCACCTCCCTTCGCATGCGTCTGCAGACCACTGGCAGAACGCAATATCTTACTCACACCGGCTGGAGATTCAGACAGATTGACCTCGAATGGAGTTGGAACGCCGATTGTACTTCCGAGGAATTGTTTCTGTCCATAGCCGAGTGTTCGCCACACATAGCGACTAATGCCCTTCTTATACTCATGCTGGGTTTCATAAACCTCATCGAACCAGCTTGCTATGCTCTCACGAAGGCTACCGTAGACAGCAGGATAATAGGCACTCACCCCGGTGTCCTCATTCTCCTTAAAAGTCATATGACCACAGAGGAGAATGTGGCAGGGCAGTGTGAGAAATAGCCCATTGATTAGGCGAGACATTAGACTCATTTGTGGCATATAGTGTGCTTGGGCCGGTGCTCCAGCAAGTCCTTTCGGCACCTCCGAGCCATCTTTCTTCTTCAACCCAAGCACATGATTCATAGCAATCGTATTTGCTGTAGTTAGATCATCGAGCAGGATCGACTGGTAGGGAAAGGGCTCATCTGAGTGAGCAAGTTCCCACAGGTCTACGATAGTTGTCCAGAGCTCATCCCAAGCACGAGGAATGATACTATATTCCGGTGTTCCTCGCACCTTTTTAACACTACTCTGCTGTTCAAAGTGCTCAACCAGATCAAGATCTGGTGTGCCAATGAGTGCTGCTCGAGTACGAGGAGTCAGTGCAATAGCGAGCTTCTTTCCAGGAAACGTGCGAAAAGCAGTCGTTTTGCCCGTTTTACTCTCACCAAGCAGAAGCCATTTGTAGTATGTCTGATTCTTAGCACTACTTATATCTTGTTTATCTTTAAGACTCATTTTCTTTGCCTCCAATCATATGAGCTGTATTATAGTGCATTTTCATCAAGCTTATGATCTCCGCACCAGTCTGTTTCAAATACAACCGGGTAGCCATTCATAGTAGGTGCATGCCGTCGACACCGTCCGATAGGTGCTATATTTTTACTACCCTCTAATTTAGCCTTTTGAACATACCATAGACAAGTAGCACATCTCACACTTCTACTTCTGTGTTTCCAAGGATCCTTATTCATACTATTACCTCCAATTGTTGTGAGATGGTGTTCAAAATTTGAACGTCTTCTCATTAATCATCATGCCTCACCAGCCCGCTTCCAGGGCTCCCAAGGCTCATCTGTCTCAACTATTCCCACATAGCGACGAATGTCTATCTCGCTTAGCTCTACTGGCGAACGACAGATGCCTCGGAAAAGGCAGGGTGTCCTTCCTGGACCACCAGAGCAACTCGTTGCATGGGTCATTCCGATTTGCGGCCAGTTCCAGTCATTCCAGCTCCGCTCGAAGTGTTCGAGATCGAAAAGGAAGTCTTCCTGGAATTTCTCAAGCTGCCAGGGGAGCTTTTTGATTAGTTCTCGATCAAACTCAGGATAACGCCATTTGCTCCGAGGACCCTTGATCTGCTTAGTGATCATGTTGATCATTGCTCCGTAGATTTGTTCCCTCGGTAGTGTTTGGTGCAAATACCAGACGTAGCCGGTTATCTGCGTAGCGAAATGCCACTGCTCTCGATAGTTGGGAATCAGATAGCTCCCTGTTGTCTTATGCTCGAGTGCGAAGATGCCCTTTCCTGGCCAAGATACGTAGCCGTCCATTGCTCCAGCAAGTTCCCATTTGCTCGAGAGTGGCCAGATCCAGCCAGCTTCTGCTCCATGAGGAATGAATTGCCAATCCTCAGATGGGCCATAGTGTTCCGCATAGCGACTCATTTTACTTTCAAGATTGGCGAGAGTATCTGTAGGCGGCTTGTCCATGGCTCCTTCATCTTGCCACAGTCTGCGTGCCTGACCAATAGCGGATGCTTCTCGGAGGAGAGGATCTGCTACAGACGACGTGTGCCACGTAAGAAGAGCCTGGTGAAAGGCTCTGCCCCAGGTGAAATAGATCGGGAGTTCGCTCTTCTCATATGTGAAGCGGCGCAGGAAGAAATAGAGCTTCCTTGGGCACTCGACGTAGAGCGTTCGCATAGTATTATCCCATATGCGAGGTGGTTCCATGCGACGTAGTTCATGATCCTGCATGATTAGATGTCTCCTTTGTGTTATGCTATATTACGCATTTGCCCAAATTTGAACGATCTTTTGCCATACGTACGGATATATGCGTTTGCGAATTGCGTTCGAATATGGGCACCTGACGGCGCCTGGTGACATATTCCGCCCACGCCACGGGGTCAAATTCAACCAATTCGAACCAATTTATGATAGTATTAATCATCTTTAAGTAGTCTCAATCGCATTTCTCGCTTACCTATAGCACGAATACTAAAACGAGAATTTTTAATTTTTAATATCTCACCTTTGCAGAATATGCCTTTAATCTGCTTTCCTGTATGTCTACGTTGGCGAATTTCCTGCATCAGTTGGTCATCGTTCTCAAACTGTTTAAAATAACCTTTACCAGTATCCATAATAGTCTCCTTTCATTATTATGAGATGGCGTTCAAATTTTGAACAGCATCTCAAATTATCATCCTTATTCTATACGATAAGCGGTTGTACAGATTGGGATACCGCCTGTAGTCTTTGTCAACTCATGCTTGACGATAAGCTTCCGGCCTATTAGCTGTTTGCGAATGCTCCAATAGTGCTGGCGCTTTGCTTTGGTGAGCTCTGGCCCGGTGCCAACCGAGAATATGTTGCCGTCTTCTCCCTGCACGGAAAATGAGCCGAGCATGCCTTCTGCCCATCCAGTGCCGGGGTTGAGTCCGACTATTGTGTAGGAATCGGGATGAGTAGGCTTGTATTTGAGCATGGTGCTTGGGCGCTTGGCCTGCTCGACTGGATCGAGTGGACGATAGAGACCATCTGTGTGGCGAAGTATGATTCCTTCGTAGCCCTGCTTGATGTAGGCGGAACACTTCTGGAGCCAACTGGCAGACTGGATGAGCTCGTATGGGACGATCTGGATAGAGCTTGGTAGTGTAGTAGAATGAAGGGCGCTGTCTCGGAGCATTAGTCGGAGCCACTGGGGATCAGTACTAATGATGTCGAAGATGTGATACTGGATCTTCAGGCGATCTGGATGAGGATTAGTTGTGCGATTGAGGATGCTGTTGATCCTCTCCTGGCCGTAGTCGGGATGGTGGTAGTATAGTTCACCGTCGTACTGCTTGCGTGGGAGTTGCATAAGCGCCTGCTGGATGTGGTCGAGGAACTGGAATGGGATTCCATAGGAGGATAGGAGGATTGGGACTCCGCCAGGTGTCCAGACTGTGCGACAGCGCTGTCCTCGGAGTTTTGGTTGAGCTATACAGGTAGTGCCGATTTGACTGAGCAGGCGCTTGGTGAGCGGCTTTGCTTTCATTATACCGATCTGTGGTTTGGCTTTATTCTTAGTCATTATTCGATTCCTCTCGATAATATGGACAGTATAGACAGATGAAGCTCTCCCAATGTTGGAGTGCGGCTATGCTCAGGCAGCTGTTGTAGTGCGAGCAGTGCAAATGGCGGAGGCTCGTTACTTCATGCAGATGGAGAAGTCGATTGAGCGGTAATGGCTGTGCCGCTGCAGGAAGATGCTGGGCTATGCTCAGTGCTATAGGATTATCCGTTTGGAGTTTCATCTGTGCTTGTTCCTATTGCTTCTTGTGCCATTCTCGATAGATGATGATCTGCTCCGCCGGCTCCTTGCAGTATTTGCGAATGATGCTGAGTGCGAGATCATCATCAACTACGTCGAGCAGATGGTCTATGACAAATTGCTCAGCACTGGTTGTATCTTGGTGGACGATGGCACTGTCTGCGTTTCGACGAACTACCTGGAAGCGGTCTGGACTCAGAGTGCTAATGCGATAGAGTTCCTTCTTATTCGAGTGCTTTGGACTGAGCCAGGCGTAGAGAAGGTAGCGCCTGTATTCCAGTGCTCGCTTGTCTTTGTGTTCTATGGTGAGAGACTGGCCTGGTTCCAGTGCCTCAACTGCGCTAATCATCTCGTTTAGTATGAGCTGTTGCTCGGGTCGGAATTCGTTCGGATAGGTCATGTTTGCTCCTTTCACTATCATAATTGCCATTGTATCATATTAGGTGTGTTGGTGCAAGGGTTTCTCAAATAATCATGTCTTAGCCATGTGTTCCTCCAGCTCCCGCTCGTATTGTCTGATTTCTTCTGGAGTATAGATCCGTACGGGGCCTCGGCGACTCGCTCTGGATACGAATGTGCCTGCTCTCATGTGTCGGAAGAGGAGCTTGCGCTTTTGTCTCGCCTGTGCGTCTTCGAGGATCTGATAGGTGTTGTTGACTCGTAGTTCGTATTGTTTCTTATCCATCATGAGTCCCCCATAAGTCATATAGATCTAAGTATTCTAAAAAGGCTTTCTGCAAAATTGCTGAGCCTATATTCTCAGTAGGAAAAGCCATAAAGAAACTATAAGCACTCGGCATATTCATGATATAGATCTTTATACCAAGTATCTCGTCAAGTTCTGCAAGTTCTTCATAGCTCTTTGCTACCAGAATTGTTTCTTCAGGCCATTCGAGTCCTGTTTCTTTAATTGCAAACCTAATTGCTTCTGCAATATAATTGGCTAGTTTTGAACGTTTCTCTTTATCCATCATGAGCCTCCTATTAGTTCTTGCTTATGGGTATCTCGATCTGGCCTGCTGGAGGTAAGCCGAGATCTGCAAGGAGCTTATTGGTCAGTATGATTTGCCACTCATCTGATAGCTGACTGATCAGGGCTCGGATGATCTGGACGAGATCATTAGCTGCTACGTTGCTACAGTTACAAGCAACGGTTTTTGTACTAGGATTATGCACAGTAATGACGACTGCTCCTCCAGTTATGAGCTGTATCCTATTTCCATATTTCTTTATGAGTTTCTGATTCCGATTATTCATAGTGCTGGTTCCTCCCTTCCCTCAAGATGCCAGACGAATCCGGCTATAGTTATCTCCTGTGGTAGATCTGCATGGCTGATGTTCGGTGGAAGGCAGATCTCACCGACTTCTGTCTCATGCTCGATATCGTCTTCGTCGTAGTAGACGACACACACCGGATAGTCTTCCCACTCGATTGTCTGATACTTATCCCATAGTGTTTGCATTAGTCCTCCTTCCTATACTCGGGTTGGATGAGAGTCTCATTATATCTTATGATCTCATTGAGTCGCCGGATGAGATAGGATGCTTTGTAAGTGTAACAAGGGCATCTCACAAGTTTAACTCTTGGAAAGAGCTCTTCACATACTCGGCAAGTGGCATTCGGCCTTAATCTCTCACTTGTGCCTAATGTATAGGTTGTCCATTCTGGACAGATCTTTGAAACACCTGTCTTTCTTAGATCTTTCTTAATAGCTTCGAGTCGTTCTATGCCCTTAGCGCTTAGTGATATTGTCCTTCTCATTCCACTGCTCCTTTCAGCCGCTTTGCATACTCGGCATGTTGCCGGGCAATAGCTGCTTTGCGCTTTCCTACTCGACGAAGATGCTCGAGCTCTGTAGGACTGAGCTGTTTGATGAGTTGATCTGTGAGAGCTTTGCGTTCTGCCTCGAGTTCCGCTCGGCGTACGTTGTGCAATGCTCGCTGTAAGCGAGCACAATGCTGCTCTGTCGTTCGCATAGCTTGGCGGAGTTCTTCGAGCTTATGCCGCTCTCTATCGAGTGCAATTTTGATCTGAGATGATTTTAGTCTCATGATTCCTCCTTCTTATTATATCTTATGATCTCGTTCAGGCGTTTGATGAGGTATGATGATCTATAGTTATGACATGGACATCCTTTACGTGCAATTATTTTTGGAAAGAGTTGTTTGCAGATAGCACAATCTTTGCGTGAACCACAGCTTTTGAAAGCATGAAGACGCCAGTCAGGACATTTGAATGATCTGCCATCTTTTCGTAGATCTGCTTTGATTAACTGGAGCCTCTTGATTCCTTGTCTATCGAGTTTTATTACTCTTTTCATATTCCTTCTCCTTCTGCAAATATTCAATACAAAACTCCTTAACATCTGCCCACTGGACATAGCAGGCTGGCCAGCTGTTGATAGTGCCGGCGCAGATACAGAACTCGCCCTGCTTATCGTCCATAGGTAAGAGCTTATACAGATAATATGCCTCGTGCCCAGTCGGGCCGCCTATGAAACGGAGAATAGTGCTACCATGCAGATTTCGGGTAATCTCTACTTCAAGCATTCGTTCAAACTCTTGCTTGGTGTGGTCTGTATAGGCTTGGAGCTTCTCACTCCAGACGCCCTTTTCAACTATCCATCTGCTGTTGATCTGTGCTTTCATGCTGATTTCCTTTCATTATAGTTAATTATTTCGCTCAATCTGCGAATAAGATATGATGCTTTGTAAGCGTGGCAAGGGCATCGACCAGATATGTATTTTTCACTAAAGCGCACACGAGGAAAAAGTTGTTTACAAATAGTACAACTTAGTTTGCTTGAGTCTTCATTCAAGGAATAAGAAGCCCAACTGGGACATCTTACTGATTTTCCATTCTTTTGTAGATCAATCTTAATATCTTCCAGTTGTTGAACTCCTTTATTAGCTAAAGATATTATTCTTCTCATTTTGGAAATCCCTCCTTAGCCATAACGCTATCAAAGTTAGATGTGATAGGAACTCGAGTCTGTGTGCAGACTCGCTCATATGCCGCTTGATATAGGTCTGCTTGTTCTCGCCAGTAGCGGAGTTCTGTAGAAATCTGAGCATTGGCAATCATTAGGCAGACAATTGTGATGAATAGTAAGATGATAGCGTATTTCATAGCTGGCTCCTCATGATAATGAGTAAGTTGATGATCATGACTATGAGGAACAAGTCCTCAATGAGTTCTGCTTTGATTTCTGAGAACAAATCTCGGAAATATTGTCTGACGACTAGGTTGATCATAATTCCTCCTTTGGTAGTTCTTTAGGAAGTGTTGTTCTAAAATAAGCTCAATCATTTCGAATCTAAGCCATGCCATTTTGAGTTCATACGCCACAAGCCTCGGGCTGCATATAACTGATTGAAAGTTAGTTCGTTAAGAGCTTGTTCAATATCTGTTAAAGCATCTATCATAATGGCAGTGTAATTATATCTCTATTGTTAATTGTTCGTCTAAGCTCCATGCTAAGTCTTTTCGTCAATCCCCAGCAAGGAATAAGCCATTTAGTACCTATTACTGGAAATTTATCTGAGACACCCGGTCTCAGATTTTCTTTTCTTAACCTTTCCCAAGTTGTTTTTCCTATACCATTGATTCGATCTCCCTTAAGCTGGTCCTTAAGCATCCAAACTGGTTTGAGATAATACTTAGGCTTGCTCATGTTTGTTTCTCCTTTCTGATAAGTTGTTGAACATAGGCATTAGATAACTCCCATCAGCACAAAGCAGCTCTGTACTGTTCGTCTGCCGCATTGCAGACAGAGCACATCTCTTGCATCTGGTTCCCAATACTCAATCATTCCGCAGTGTGTGCAGATGCAAGGAACTGCTCCCTCGTCTTGATAGGCTTCGAGAAGTTCTATTGGCTCGTCAAATCCCTCCACCTCAAGCAGTTGTTCCATTCCATAGTGGTTCATAATTCCTCCTCTCGTTCAATAAGAATAAGTATGAAGGCCAGTAATGCTACAGGGCTTATGAGTAGCATGATCAGGCCGAAAGCGAGTTGTCCTATTAATCTCATATCAGACCTCCTACTATGAGTATGATTGAGCCTACTAACCATAAGACAGCGAATAGGCCTAGAAGTGTATCGAGTATGATTGAGCATAGTCGTTTCATGGTTCCTCCTTTTCCCAGATGTGTTGAGAAGGCGTTCAAAATTTGAACACCATCTTGTATTAATCATCATTCATAGTGCAGGCGCGGGCCTTGATGTAGAGGCGTGCCCAGAAGTGCACTTCCTTTGCTATGCTTACGCTTGCGGCGAGTGTATGGCCGGAGCGTACTGCCCCACGTCTGCCGAGCCAAATAACCGGGCGAGATGAATGGGCATTTGTATAGCGGGTGAAGCGCCGACTCGGTTGCCGGCGGCTCGGCGTGTAGCCGTGTGCTTGGAGGAAGGTGCTTGTCTTCTCTCGTAGCGTTTGCATGAGATCTCCTTTCGTCTGGTGGCGCTGGCTAATGGTATGGTATATGGGCCACATTAGCCAGCGCCAGGTGTGTAGTCGTGAAGCCGGTTCTATTTTATCCAGCCTACGTTATGGCTGTAAAGCTTCTTTTCTCCAGTAAGCTTCTCTGCAAGGAGCTTAGCCTCTTGAATGTTGAGTGAAAGATTCTTCTTGAGACAGGCTATGAAGCGGAGCTTCGCTTTAGTGTTACAGAGGAGTGCCATCTGGCTGTGTGGCTTCTTCCGCACGAATCTCTTCGTTCCGTCCATAAAATAGTACATGGTCCCATACTTATATGAGACGATCTTTCGTACTTCTTTGTTCCAGCGTTTCATGATACCTCCTTTGTAGTGTTATTATATGTCTTGCACCTGGTCGCCTATCGCCCGGCTTGCTGGTTCCAGATGAGCCAGCGCCAGGTGCTTGGGTGTCGGACGTTCGTAGTCGTGGAGCCGGTTCCTCTTTTATCATTGATCATCTGTTGGGAAACGGGCGTTGCCCGTTTCCTTCCTCCGGGCATCCAGGCTAAGGTAGCGTAGTAGAGCCATGGGCGTGCGATTTCGTTGTTTGCATCTCAATTGTGTGCTGCTTGCAGCTTGCTGCGCTTGCCGTCTGCTTGCTGCTCGTGTTCTCGCGTGTAGACTCTAATCCTATTTATATATAGTTTTAAAAAAAAAAAATTTAATAACTACTATATATAAGAGACTAACTACGAAAGAATCCAGAAAGAACAAACAGAAAGAGAAGAAAGCAGACGAAGAAAGACAATTTGAGATGCAGCTCATTAAAACGGGCGGCCGGGGCTCTACTACGCTACCCTGGTGTGGATGCGTGGAGGAGGTCCGACGCAAATAATGGACGAGCACGATAAATGCTCGCCCGACGGCGTCTGCCGCTGTTTGCCGGTTATTATCCTCAATTATCCGCCCAAATGGTAGTTGTTTGATGTTAATATGAGATGGCGTTCAATTTTTGAACACGATCTCGAATTGATGCTCGACTAAACGGACATGGCCCGTTCGATCAGCTCGTCGTAGCTGATTCCGAGTTCCTGCGCTCGTTTTTCAAGAGCGCTGACTTTCTTCACCTTCGCCTTGACGGCGGTTCCAGTGCTGGCCTTGCGGCCGACACGGTAGTTGTCGAGCAGCTCCTGTGCTTTCTTGTGAGCCGCATCAAAGTCCTGGGAGGCAATTTCTTCCTCACAGAACGATTTGTAGTTCGGACGAGTCATAATGTGCGTGCAGAACGCATCTATTGCATACTGCAAGTCACAGTCCTCGCCGAACCGCTCCGCCAAGGCAGCGTTTAAATCCGCCACGGTTGAATCGTCGGTTATTGTAAAGCGCTTGATGGCCACCTGGTGCTTTGTGCCATCAAATGGCTCGCCGGCGGCATCCGTGCCCGGTATATCCTGTGCACCGAGGGACAGATTCGATACTACATAATTATCGGCTACAAAATCCTCAATGGGCGGTTGTGCATAAGCATAAGTCTTAGCCATAATATCCTCCATTATTCCACTTGGGCGGATAATAAAGGATAATAACCGTTCGCATTATTCCGGGTTAATGCGATAACCCTCGATTTGTCAAAGATCATTGCGCCACATGGGCGGCCTGTCCGGCTGGTTAATCGGCTGCGGGTGTATGTTACCCGCGGAACATGCCATATGGTATTGCATACCGTGTGCCAGTATGCCAAACCATAACACAAATTAGG